CCCGCTCGTACACCGGTAGCCACTGGTCCCGGGTGCCGGGCACGGCGTCCCGGATGAACCGGCGGGCCCGGATGCGGCGGGCCGGCCAGCCGAATTCCTGCACACCGGCGTAAACCAGGGCGGTCGAGACCTGCACCGGCCGGCCGGTCTGCACCCGGATCGACGCGGCCAGCGCACCGGTGCGCTTCGGCGCCCGGGCGGCGGCGCCGGCGGCCAGGATGCGGGCCGCCTCGGCGTGCGCACCCGCCAGGTCGCCCAGCTCGGCGGCCGCCGCGTTCAGGGTGGCCTGTAGGTGATCGACCCCGCGGACGGTGACACCGCCGGCCGCCGCGCCGGTCACGGGCCCGCCGGGTAGGTGATGACCGGCTGGCCGACGATGTCGAACGCGATGTCGCTGGTCAGGTCGTCGCCGTAGTTGTCGGCGCCCAGGCGCAGCGGGTCGATCACCAGGGTCCCGGCCACCTTCACCCCGAGCGCGGTCGACGGGGTGAAGGTGAATGGCTGCACCGACCCCGGCGCGGACCAGGACAGGGCGAACAGGCCGGCGTCGTCGCCGGCGTCGACGTCCACGTTCCCGGTCAGCTGGTAGATGTAGGACACGGTGCCGGCGCGGACCTGGCCGCAAAGTTTCGTGGTCGGGTCGGTGGAATTCTTGGACGGATCTACCGATGCGTTGTTCACCAGGCAGGACACGTCAACGGCGGCGCCGGCGGCGCCGATCGTCAACTCGCCGGGCCCGAGCTTCCCGGTCGTGGTGGGCAAAGATGGTGCGGTCATTGGTTTCTCGCCTCTCAGTCAGAGTCAGTGTCGGATGCGTTCGGACCAGGTCAGCCGGTACGCGGGCAGCGGGCCCGCCTGGGACGGGATCAGCAGGTCCGCCGGTTCGCCGCGGACGGCGACCAGGTCCAGGGCGGCGGCCACCCGGTCCACCAGCTCGCCCAGGTTCGCCAGGTCCACGCTGCGGCCGGCGGCGCCGGTCACACACCAGATCACGTGCGTGGCGGTGAAATCGCCGCGGCCGAAACGCCACTCGATGACCGGCGGCGCCACGTACACCGCCGGCGGGTTAATGTCCCGCTCGTCCAGGGTGGCGCGGACACCGCCGGCCAGCAGCCGGGACACCACCGATTGCACCGCCCCGGCGATGCTGGTCATCCGACACCGGGCATCGCCCATAGCCCGGTGCGCAGCGCCCGGGCGATCTCCGGGTCGTACCGGGACACGTAGGTCACGCTCTCGCCGAACGACTCGACCCCGCCGGGTGAATTGCGGCGGCGGACCAGCCGGGCGGCCAGCATCACCGCCGCTTGGTACACCTCGGCGTCCGGGGCGAACACGCCCGGGGCGGCCGCGACGAACCGGCCGGCCGGGCCGCGGCCGGCCGGCGCCGGCGGCACCGTCAGGTCCGGGCGGGCCCGCTGCACCTGCGGCTCGACCGCGGCCGCGCACCTGGTGATCAGCTCGTCGTCGCCGGTGTCGGCGCCGGAGATCCGTAGCTGCTCCTTCACGTCGGCGACGGACAGCCATCCCGGGGCGAAATCCATTGCCGCGGTTACGGTGTCGTTGCCCCGACGGTGACGGCGACGACGCCGAGCGGGTCGTTCACCAGCTCCGCGGAGTAGCCGAAGACCGCGGCGTCAATGCCGCCGTTCGCGATGTCCACCGCCCGGACGGTAAACGGGTTACCCCGCGGCGTGTACTGGGTGACGGCGCGCCGGTCACCGGCGAGCACGGTGCCGTCGTCCAGGTCGATCGACTCGAAAATGCTGAGGTTGTTCACGGTCGCGCCGGCGCCGGACAGGTCCACGCTGGACGATGCCGCCAGCCACCAGGGCGCGTCCGCGGACTTGATCGACAGATATTGCGCGAACAGGTCGGAGGCGATGGCGATCCAATTCACGGACGCGCCGGCCCGCTTCAACTGCGCGGCGGCCAGCGAGATCGCCGAGATGACGTCCGCGGCGGTGCCGGCGTCGGTGGCCTCGGCGACGACCAGCGCGCCGATCGCGGCGTCCAGCTTCCGGGCGTAGTCCTGCGCGACCAGGCGCAGCCACGTGGTGATGACCGTCTCGTCGCCGAAGTCGATCCAGATCCGGTCAAAATCGGCGCCGACCGCGTGCCGGTGCGCGTCCACACTGACCGGGCCAAAGGACAGAGTCCCATCCGTCGGGATCGCGGCCTTATTCCCGGCGTAGGCGGAGATCTTCGGGCCGGTGAGACGTTTCCACCCGGTGAGTTTCATCCCGGTCAACACGTCGGAGGTGACGGCGTTCGCCCAGTCCAGCGCCGTGTATTCCGGCGTCCACAGCTCGCCGAGCCACTGCGGCGGGGCGGTCGCCGCGCCGGTCGACACCGGGGTGATGTTCGCCAGCGCGGCATTCAGCGCGGCCGCGGTCCGGCCGCCGTCCAGGTAGGCGCCCGCGAGCTGCGCGGACGCAGCGTGCAGGGTGAGGGCGCCGCGGCGGGCCGGCGTACGGGCCGCGGACAACGCCGCCGGCGCCCGGGCCGGTCGCCGGCCGGCCGGAGGGGGACCGGCCGGTCCCGGCGCCGGCGGCTCTGGGTCGCCGTCGGTGTCGTCGTCGTCGTCGCCGCCGAGCTCGGCGGCGATCCGGGCGTCGGAAAACGCCGGCAGCGGCACCAGGGCGATCGCGACCAGCTCGGCGGCGACCAGGTCGCCGGCGTCGTCCAGCTCGACGTCCTCCAGCTCCACCGACAGGGCATCCCGGGTGCCCTCCCGGGCCTCCAGCAGGGCGGCGTCGCCGTCCGGGGTCTGCGCGATATGCAGCTCGGCGGCCAGACCGTCCGGGCCCTCGGACAACGCGGTCACGTAGCCGACCGGGCGGGTCCGGTCGTGCCCGGTGAAGACCTTGATCCGGCGTAGCTCCGGTGACCAGGTCACCACGCCGGCCGAGGCGCGGACCCGGCCGGCGCTGGTCCGGCCGTCCGCGGCGAACGGCAACGCCAGACCGCGCAGGGTGCGGCCGGCGGTCCCGGCCGGGCCGGGCGCCGCGGTGATCACCGCGTCGGCGGCGACCAGCACCAGCCGGCGGTGCCGGTCGATCACGGCGTCGCAGAGGATCAGCGGCAACCGGCGGTGCGCGGCGAAGCGGGTTGTACGTGCAGGCATGATCGGGCGCCTCTCAGTCGGCGGTCGGTGGGCCCGTGGTGGGCGCCAAAGTTGTTGTGAGGCTTGACGTGTCGAACGCGACCCGCTGCCCGGCCGGTAGCACGGTGTCCATCGACAGGGCCGCGGTGATGGCGTCCATGTAGGCGGCCAGGCCGTAATCGAGCCAATTTTGGTTGCGGGAATCGGGGGTGGAGTAGGTCAGCGACGAACCGACGGAGGGGTCGGCGTCGATCATGCCGCCCGGGATATTCAGGTGCCGGGCCACGTCCAGGGCGGCCGCCTGCCGGCCGCCGACCAGCAGCTCGGCGGAATCCAGCCGGTACTCGGTGACCTCCAGGGCACTGTTGGTGAACAGGATGCCCTGATTGTCGGCCAGGGCGCGGCGGGTCTCCGCGACGAGGGCCGCCCGTTCGGCGTCGGACAAAGTGAGCTCGCTGGTCTGGTGCAGCCCGATCCGAAACGGGCGTTGCGCGACGTCGGCGGCGGTCGCCTCCAGGGTCGACGCGGCCCGGATGGTGCGGGCCCCGAACGTCAGCACTCCCTCATGCGGGCCTTGGATGAGGATGACCCGGGCGGCGTCGAACGGCTGCCCGTCGGCGTCGATCAGGTTCCCGTCGCCGGACACGTCCCACCCGCCGAACGGCACATGCACGGCGCGCAGCGGCCGGCCGTCGGGGTCCGCCGCGGTGACCAGCCACAGCGCCCACCCGCAGAACAGCAGGTCATCCGCCGTGGCCAGCATCCGGTGAAACGGTGACTGCCCGGTGAAGATGCCCCACCGGATGCGGTCGGTGTCGGTCAGCTCGCCGAGCTGCCCGTCGGTGCCGTAACACCAGTAGGGCTGCTGCGGGTCCGGGACCGGGTCCGGGCCGCGCAGCACGCGCAGCGGCAGTTTGGCGATGGTGGCGCAGATCAGATGACGGGACCGGGACACCGCCGGCACCTGCATGGCCTCGCCGCGGGTCATCGGCCGCGGTACCGCGTCCGGCCAGATGTCCGGGACGACCACCCGCTCCAGGAACGAGGCATCGGCCCACGGGGACGCGACCCCGACGGAGGGCACCGACAGGGCCAGCGCCGCGGTGCGGCCCAGGCCCAACCATCCGCCGATACCCATCACACCGCCTGGGCGCGTTGCTTGCGTTTGGTCAGTGCGTCCCGGCCGGCGGGGTCATTGTGCACGGCGGCGGCGTGCTGGTCGGCGATCTCCGCGGCCGCGGTCCGGGACGTTCTGGGCAGCCCGCGCCACGCGCACAGCGGGCACAGCGGCAGGAATGACGAATAGCCGCAATCCACCCGTTTCAGCCGCACGGCACGAGGATGCCACGAGGGTCGGACATTCCCGGGTCAGCCGGCGTACACCGCCGGGCGGACCGCCGGCGCCGGGCGGCGGCCGTGCCCGAACAGGGCCAGGGTGGCGGCGACCAGCGGGCAGACGTCGGCGGTCGAGGTGCGGCGGGACCAGGCCCNCCCGTCGCCGACGGTGCGGCGGCCGGCGCCGGCGACCGCCGCGTCCAACGCCGGCTCGCCGCGGTGCGCGATCACCCGGTCGGTGACCCGGTCCAGCAGGGTCGCACACGCCGCCGTGTACTCCCGATCGGTCAGGGTGGACACGGTCACGCCGAGCCGGGCGGCGTCCTCGGTCACCGTGGCCACCGGCCCGGACCCGGTCGCCAGGATCAGCGGCACCCGGTGCCCGGCGGCCAGCTCGGCCAGCGCCGGCGCGGCCCAGGACACGCCGGGCGCGTACCGGATGACCTCCAGCACCGGCCGGCGGGCGGCGTCGGGCCAGACGGCCACGATCGCGGCCGCCGACCGGTCCACCGCGACGTCAACGGCCAGCACCGGCGGCACACCGTCGGCCGGGATTGCGTCACGGTGACGGATCGCGGCCCAGTCGGCGGCCGGGATGATCCGATCACCGGCCGCCTGCCAGACGTTCAGGTACTCCCGGGCGAACCCGGCGGGGCCCATCACGGCCAGGGCGGAGCGCAGCGCGTCGGGGTCGGTCAGGCCGGCGGCCAGGCCCGGATGCACCCGGGCCCAGACGGCCGGGTCGGTCGGGTCGTCGTCGACGTCGGCGCCGTACTCGACCAGGGCGACACCGTCGGCGCCGGCCCGGGCCATCGCCAGGTAACGGGCCAAAAACGCGGACCGGTCGCTACCGGCGGTGCCGATCAGGATCAGCTGCCGGCGGGGCCGGGTGGTAAACGTCGGGAGGATCGTCTGGTCCAGGGCGGTGCCCTGGTCGGCGTCGATCTCCTGCGGCTCGTCAATGATCACCAGGTCCACGGCGGACCCGCGCAGCGCGCCGTCCCGCGGCGGGAACGCTTTCAGGTAGGACCCGCGGCCCAGGCTCATCCGTTCGGTGCCCTGCGAGCGGCGGGCCTGCACCCGGCGGGCCAGGGCGGTACCGGCCAGCTCGGCCATCCGCTCGCCGAACCGCTCGGTCGTGACGTGCCCGGTCTGCGCCGTGTACGCGACCCGGTAGTCGCGATGCTCCAGGCAACGGCCCTGCGCCAGGTCGAACGCGAACGTCGTCTTGCCGCACTGCCGGGGGACCAGGATCACCACGACCGGATACGCGTACCGGCCGGCCGGGGTCAGCTCGCCGATCAGGTCCGCCGCGGCGCGCTGCCAGGTGACCCACGGCCGGCCGTGCAGGTGCGCCACGAACGCGCCGGCGGCGCCGTCAGTGCTGCGGGACGGGTCCCGGGGGGTGGCCCGCCTCGGCGGCACGGAACTCGGCCAGGGCGAGGTCGAGGGGGTCGGGTCCAGAGTCGTCGACGCCGGCGAAAAGGTCACCGCGGGCCGCCCGGTACTCGGCGGTCAGGATGACGAACCCGCGGACCTGCCGGCCGGCGTTCGCGTCGTCGATCCGGTCGGCCAGCGACCGGACCACGTGCACCAGGTCCGCCGGCAGCTCGGCGGCGCCGTCGGGGTCGGTCAGCTCGGCGATCCGGGCGTCCAGCAGCCGGCGCAGCGGGCCCGCCGGGCCGGGCAGCGCCGCGAACAACGGATCGGTTGCCACGCACCGCCACCGCCTCGGCTCGATCGGATCAGATCACCATCCTCGCACGCCGACCGGCGCCGATCCGGGCGCAAACCGCGCGGGACCGCTTCGGGGCGCACACTGTGCCGGTTCCGGGGGCCCGGCGCGGTCCCACGGGAAGACACACAAGGCTAAAGG